ATTGTGGATCAAAAGACAATCGTGCTGAGTATGAGAATGGTTTCTGGTGTTTTGGTTGTAGTAAATTAGAACAAAAGAATGATACTCAATCACTACGAGATAGACTTAAACGTAAGGAACAAACTAATACTATAAAAGCAGGTCAACTAATTGATACAGTTAAAGAAATACCACAGAAAGCAATGAAATGGTTGCTATCTTACGGCATCTCCCCCGAAGAGATAGAAAAATACGGCATCTCCTGGAGTCCATCACGACAGCTGCTAGTATTAATTAGCCGTAAAGATTACTGGCAAGGTAGAAACTTTGGCTTTGGTAACATTAAGTATTACTCTCAAGGTATTAAACCCTTGACAGTGTATGGTAAAGGTGATACAATAGTAGTAGTAGAAGATGTTTTGTCTGCTACTAAAATAGCAAGATGCTATGATGAAAGTATATGTGCCAGTCCTTTGCTTGGCTCCTCGTTGAGCAAGCAAAGTATGGCTCAGTTAACTAAGAGATACAAAACAATACACGTATGGCTTGATAGAGATAAGGCTAAGGAAGCTATACGTATAAGAAATAAACTAAGAGCTTTAGGTATTACAAGCAAGGCTATCATTACACCGCTTGATCCCAAAGAGTATAACAAAACGGAGATTATGAAATGGTTGAAGAGTTAATAATAAAGTTATTCTGTGATGACAGATCATACTATAACAATTACTACAAGTATATAAATCTAAATTATATTAAAAATAATTTTAGTAATATATATAAGTTGTTCCTTATAGTACACCAGTACTATGAGGCTAATCAAAGTCATGCACTAAGTAAGTTAGACTTTGAGTTAGCATACCATAGTAGTTACTTGTTAGAAGATAGTGAACGTAATGAACTATCTGATACGCTTGATCGTATACTAACTCTTGATGTTAATATTGACAACACAGTAAGTTACCTCAATGAACACAAGAAACGCTGCGTTGCAGGTGAGCTAGCTAAAGTAGCACTTGATGTTGAAGATGGTAGTGCTGAACTATCTGATCTACTAGATAAGGTTAAAGAATTTGAAGCTGATGACATAACAGAAGATGCTGCTAACACAGTTAACATGGACTTGAGTGAGTTATATGACACAGCAATAGCTACGCCTGGTCTACGTTGGAGACTTGATTGGCTTAACAAATCACTAGGCTCTCTACGTAAGGGTGACTTTGGTTTCATCTTTGCTAGACCTGAGACAGGTAAGACTACGTTCCTAGCTAGTGAGATGACACACATGGTAACACAAACAGATGGTGACATCCTATGGTTTAACAACGAGGAACAAGGTAAGAAAGTAGCGATCAGATGTTACCAAGCATTGTTTGGTGTAGATAGTGAGACTTTGTTTAGTAACGTAGATAGATACAAAGAAGAGTATCATGATCTTATTGGTAGTAGGATTAAGATATATGATTATGAAGACTCAAGTAGCTACAAGCGGATTGAGTCTATCATTAAAGAAGTTAATCCCTCATTAATTATCTTTGATCAGATAGATAAGATAAAAGGATTTAAGAATGAACGCTATGACCTTGAACTTAAAAAGATATACCAATGGGCAAGAGAAATAGCTAAGAGTTATGCCCCTGTCATTGCCGTATCCCAAGCAGGTGGTACTGCCGAAGGCAAGGTGTGGTTAACAATGGATGATGTAGACAGCAGCAAGACTGCAAAGCAAGGTGAAGCTGACTGGATACTAGGCATAGGAAAAGAACAAGACAACACAAGTAACATGCGATTCTTAAACATCAGTAAGAATAAATTAATTGGTGATAAAGATACACTGCCTGACTTGCGTCATGGCAACAAACAGTGTATGATTAAACCTAACATAGCGAGGTATGAAGACTTATGAGTTACTTAGTATTAGACGTAGAAACAACCATTAGTAATAATGGTAATCCTTTTGATAAGACTAACAAGTTATGTATGGTTGGTATGTTATCACAAAATGAAGTTAGTATAGAAGACATAGAGTTCTCCGTTGAACCTTACCGAGAATCACTTGATCGTATCCAATTAGCCGTGGATAAGTGCGATGTGTTGGTAGGGTTTAATATTAAGTTTGATTTACACTGGCTTAAAAGATATGGTATTACCTTTGATAAGAAAAGAATATGGGACTGCCAGTTAGTACAGTATGTATTATCTAACCAAGAAAATTCTTATCCATCATTAGATGCAACATCAGAGTACTATGGTCTAGGTAATAAACTAGATGAGGTTAAAGAAAACTATTGGAAGAATGGTATTGATACTACTGAGGTACCTGAAGAGATACTGTCTGAGTATTTACAACGAGACTTAGAACTAACTGAGAAAGTTATGGTCAAGCAAATGGAAGAGTTGTCTAAACGACCTCATCTCCGTAAGCTCATAGCTCTACACAACCAAGACTTACTAGTGCTGCAAGCTATGGAATACAATGGTATGCAGTATGATTATGATAAGTCTAAAGTATTAGGAGATGAACTTGAAGAACAGATATCCAAACTTAACAAGAAGCTGTATGACTTTCATGCTTACGATAATTTTAATCCCAATTCTGGCGAGCATCTTTCTGCTTTTCTTTATGGTGGGATCATTAAGGAGCGTTTTCAACGCCCCATTGGACATTACAAAACTGGCGTACGCACAGGCGAAGTTAAGTATAGGTGGGAAGAACAAGACAAAGAATTTCCACGAAGAATAAATCCTTTGCCTAAGACTGAGCTTAAAAAAGAAGGGTTCTTCAGTACGAATGAAGAGACCTTACGTAAGCTAACACCACGTAGTGATGAAGGTAAAGAAATATTAAGAATTATATTGGCACGTGCTACCATGCAGAAACGTATGACTACATACTATCATGGTGTGCCACAACTAATTGATGAGATGCACTGGGCTAATGGAATCATACATGGTCAACTTAATCAATGTAGGACTAAGACAGGTAGGCTAAGTAGTAGTAAGCCTAACCTACAAAACTTTGATGGTGAGATTAAAACTCTCTTTCCATCTAGATACGGAGAATGACATGAACGAAGAAGATAATTGGGAACATTTAGAAAAACGATTAAAATTTAGAAAGGATGATCACGTAGAAATGACTAAAGAAGAATACATTGCTGCTCAAGAAGAAGCACACAAACATTTTGTTAGTGTAGAATTTAGCAACATGATACTTAAAGATGGTCCAACAACAACTTTAGCTTTACTAGATAAAGATGCTAGATTAGAACTATCTCAATCTATTATTAATAATTATCATAAGAGATTAGTAGAAGCTAACTCAGGATTATAATATGTTACTTAATGCAGATGCAAAACAACTAGAATGGGTATGTGCTGCGTTTTTATCTCAAGATAGTGTAGCTATCAAAGAGATAATGGAACAGACAGATCAACATACAGATAACCAACAAAAGTTTGGGTTACCTAGTAGATTGATTGCAAAGACTTTTGTCTTTAGATTAATCTATGGTGGTAGTGCTTTTAGTTATGCCAATGATCCTAACTTTAAAGACATAGGTAATGAAACATTTTGGCAAAGAGTTATTGATCAGTTCTATGCTAAGTATACAGGACTTAAGGCATGGCATGATAAGATAATGTTTGATGTTAAACAAACTAATGAGTTAGTAATGCCAACAGGCAGAACATATAAGTATCAACCTGAGGTTAATAGTCAAGGTAACCTTAAGTATCCTCGCACACGAATCCTTAACTATCCAGTGCAAGGACTCGGTGCTGACCTAATGACTATAGCTCGTGTTAGTTTGTATAACAAGATAGTAAACATGGAAGGTGTTAAATTAATCAATACTGTACATGACTCTATCATGCTTGACTTTGATGAAAAGATATGTTATACTAATAGTATAGTTCCAATTGTTAAAGAATCATTTGAGAATGTACCAGCAAACTTTAAACATTTGTTTGGTAAAGATTTCAACCTCCCAGTTAGGGTTGATATACAAGTAGGTAATAGCTGGGGTAACGTAGAAGATGTATAATTTTATAGGAGATTTATATGCAAGTTAATGTTGTAGATGTATCAAGCTTAAACACACATGCTGCTAAGAATGGTAGACAATACCAATCATTAGAAATCATGTACAAGAACGATCAAGGGCAAGCACAGTCTAAAAAGCTGATGTCATTCGCTAACCCTGCCGTGTTTAAAGCTGCTCAAGAATGGCAAAAAGGTGATGTCGTACATGTTAGCACTGAGAAAGATGCTAATGGTTATTGGCAATGGACAGCAGTAGGTGATGCAGAAACAACTACAGACAATCGTGGTGGTGATACTGCAACAGCTCCTCAAGCTAAGGCAAGTGCTCCTACAACTCGTGTAACAGGTAGTAACTACGAGACTAAAGAAGAACGTGCTGCTAGGCAAGTAATGATAGTCCGTCAATCCTCGCTTTCAAATGCTGTAGCAACACTAGCACTAGAAAGAAATGAACGATCAACAGCTTCTGCTAATGATGTTATTAGCCTAGCTAAGTTGTACGAGGATTATGTATTAGGACTAGCTTCTACTAACAGTGGTGCTAATTCTTTTGCCAATGATGTATCTGACATTGAAGACATACCATTTTAAATGAACAACTAACAGAGCTACCACTCTTACAAGGATAAACATGATTGCATTAATTGACCATGACTTAGTTGTCTTTAGATGTGCTGCAAGTGCAGAACAAGATGACTTTGGTATTGCTAAGTATAGAGCAGATGCGTTGTTAGATGAACTACTTACTAAGACAGGATGTACAGAGTATCGTGCATTCTTGTCAGGTAAGTCTAACTTTCGTAAGACAATCTATCCTGAATATAAAGCTAACAGAACTGCCCCTAAACCAATCCATTTAGAAGCATTGAGAGACTATGCACTAGAAGAGATGGGAGCTGAATTAGCACCTGAAGGAATAGAAGCTGATGATGCTATGGGTATCAATCAAACAGATGATACTGTGATTGTATCCTTAGATAAAGATATGCTCATGATCCCTGGTAAACATTTCTCATGGGAAATTAAAGGTAAGGGTTGGGTTAAGCCTGACAAATGGACTGACCAGACTGAGCTCGGAGGACTACGACTGTTCTTTGAGCAATGTCTTAAAGGAGATACTGCAGATAATATCAAAGGTATTGAAAAGGTTGGTGATAAAACAGCAAAGAAAATGTTAGCTGACTGCACTACAGAGCAAGAGATGTTTAATACTGTACGTGCTGCCTATGGCAATGATGAAGAGTTTATTATGAATGCAAGTTGTCTATGGATTCAGCAGCATGAGGATGATGTTTGGAGAGATAGATTTAATGCCTACATTTAAAAGTAAGTTAGAAGTAAAGGCTTGGGCAGAACTTAAGAAACATTTTCCAAGTGTTAAGTATGAACCAGATGTAATTGAATACACACAGCCAGTAAAGATGAGGAAATATAATCCTGATTTTAAAATGGCACACAATGTATACATAGAAGCTAAGGGTAAACTTGACCTAGCTACACGTCAAAAGATGGTATGGTTTAAAGAATGTAATCCGAAGGTAGTAATTATATTCTTATTTATGAACCCTGATAACAAGATAACTAAACGAAGTAAAACATCGTATAGTAATTGGGCTGAGAAAGAAGGCTTTCTATGGTTAGACTTTAGAAAGGATTGGATCACTACCTATAAGAAAATGATAAAGGAGTATACGACATGAAGAAACACCTAGTAATAGGGGACACACAAGTAAAGCCAGGCATTAGTCTGGCTTACTTGTCTTGGATAGGTAGATATATTGTTGACAAACAACCAGAAGTTATAGTAATGATTGGTGACTTTGCTGATATGCCTAGCTTATCAAGCTATGATGTAGGTAAGAAATCGTTTGAAGGTAGGACATATAAAGCTGATATACGTGCTGTACATAAAGGTATGGAAGCACTACTAGCTCCTATGAATGCCCTGAACAACAAACTAGCTAAAGCTAAGAAGAAGTTATACAAGCCTAAAATGGTACTGACTATGGGTAACCATGAGCAGCGTATCAACACTGCAATTGAGTATGATAGAAAGTTAGATGGTCTTATATCTTTTGATGATCTACAGTACGAAGAAGCAGGATGGGAAGTAGTACCATTCCTTGAAGTTAAAGAGATAGATGGTGTTGCCTACTCGCACTACTTTGCTAGTGGCGTTATGGGTAGACCAGTAACATCAGCTAATGCTTTGCTTGCTAAGAAACATATGAGCTGCGTTGCAGGACATCAACAGGGACATTCTATTGCCTATGGGCAGAATGCGACAGGTAAACAGATGACTGCAATCATTAGTGGTAGTTGTTATTTACATGATGAAAACTATCTATCACATCAGACTAACCAACATTGGAGAGGATTGTACATGTTACACAATGTAGAAAATGGATCATTTGATGAATGTGCTATACCATTACACTACCTAAAAAGAAAGTATGCTAAATAGCTTGACTTTTGTGTAAATATGTGCTATAATATTATATGAATGACAGTAAAGAAAAACAAGTAGGTGGTAATCATTATAAACAATATGTGATTCAACCTATAGAATTTATAACAAAGAACAACATCCCTTTTATTGAAGGTAATGTAATCAAGTATGTTCTCCGTTGGAGAGATAAAAATGGTATACAAGATCTTGATAAAGCAATTCATTACTTAGAATTGTTAAAGGATATAAAAAGAAATGGTAAAAATTAAAGAGAAAAGAATCTGTAACAAGTGTGCTGAACCTGCTAAGATATGGGATGCCAAGAAGTGGTGGTGTTCTATAAAAACATTAGAAGGTGAGTTCAACATGATTGGTTACTGTCAACAGGAGAAAAAGAAATGATAGCAGAATATGTATTACTAGTAAGTTTATTAGATCCATTTGGTGCATCGTATGAACAATACGTTGGTAATTTTACATCATGTGATAAAGCACATATGTATTACATAGTACACTTTGATCCTCTAGTTACTAGTGATGGTTATCGTTGTCTTAATGAAGAGTATGTTCATCTACCTGCAGACTGGGCTACAACAAGGAAAGAAATACATGAGTAATAGTATTAATGATTATGAAATCACTGGGGCAATCATGCGTAGCAAAGTGCCCTCAAAGAAATACAAAGATAACTATGATGCAATCTTTGGATCATTAACCTGTAATCACTGTGATTTTAAACAAGATAATAAAAACAACGTACTTTGTCAATCATGTGGGAAACCTATTGATAACAAAGTGGAAGGTCGGTCATAATAACATGCTTACGTTTAAAGAAGTTTGTGAAGAATTATCTAAACTAGACGAGACTACATTACTGGAAGTGCTTGACATCACATCAGATAAACTCGTTAACAAGTTTCAAGATAAGATAGAGGAAGATTTAGAATTATTAGCTATTGATTTAGAAAAAGATTCTACATTAGATTTATTTAACCAAGATATAGATTAGGAGATAAGCAACATGGATGTATACCAATCGGTAATTGCTAGCTCACGCTATGCAAGATATATACCAGAACTCAATAGACGAGAAACCTGGGCAGAAACAGTAGATAGAATGGTAAACTACTTACAATCTAAAAATGCAGGACTAGATAAAGAATTTAAAGAGATAAGAGAGGCTGTGTATAACCTTGAAATCATGCCATCAATGAGACTTATGATGTCTGCTGGTGAAGCATGTGATAGAGATAACATTGCAGCATATAACTGTTCATACCTAGCCATCAATAACAAGCGTGCCTTTAGTGAAGCTTTGTACATATTGATGAATGGTACTGGTGTAGGATTCAGCTGTGAACGACAAGAAATTGCCAAGCTACCAGAGATCCCAGCTGAACTATCAGTTGTTGATGATGTCATCGTAGTTGGTGATAGTAAGTTAGGATGGGCGAAAGCCTTTAAGAAGTTACTGTCATCCCTATGGGAAGGAGATATACCTAGTGTAGACTACTCACAAGTACGTCCTGCTGGTGCACGTCTCAAGACATTTGGTGGTAGAGCTAGTGGTCCTGAGCCTCTTAAAAGATTGTTTGACTTTGTTATAGATACATTTAAACATGCACATGGTCGTAAGTTAAACTCAATAGAGGTCCATGATATAGTCTGTATGGTTGGAGAGATAGTAGTTGTTGGTGGTGTTAGAAGATCAGCCCTTATCTCCCTATCAAATCTTACAGATAAACGCATGAGAGAAGCTAAAATGGGTGCATGGTACAATGATTTTGCATACCGAGGATTAGCTAATAACTCAGTGGCTTACACAGAAAAGCCTGATATGGAAACATTCATGGAAGAATGGGTATCTCTTGTTAAGTCTAAGTCAGGAGAACGTGGTATCTTTAATAGAGTTGCTGCACAGGTACAAGCAGCAAAGCAGGGTAGAGATCCTAATCTAAACTATGGTACTAACCCTTGTTCAGAGATCATTCTCCGTGATAAACAGTTCTGTAACCTCACAGAGGTAGTAGTACGTAATGGTGATACAGAAGAAACCTTAGCTAACAAAGTAAGACTAGCTACTATACTAGGTACATTACAGAGTAATCTAACTAATTTTCAGTTTTTATCAGCAGAATGGCTTAAGAATACGTCAGAAGAAAGACTACTGGGTGTTTCATTAACAGGTATCATGGATGCTAAAATAACAGCTAACCCTGATCCTAAACTACTAGAGAGGTTAAAAGATCATGCTAGAAAAACCAATCACAAATACGCAGACAAACTTGACATCCCACGATCAAGAAGTATTACATGTGTTAAACCTTCTGGGACTGTGTCTCAGCTTGTTAATAGTGCTAGCGGCATACATGCTCGTCATAACGACTACTACATAAGAACCATCCGTATGGATAACAAGGATCCTATTACTCAGTTCTTAACTGATAAAGGGGTACAAGTAGAGCCAGAACAGTTTAGACCAGATAGTACATCAGTGTTTAGCTTCCCTATGAAAGCACCTAAAGGAGCTATTACTAGGAATGACATGACAGCTATTGAGCAGTTAGAGAACTGGTTAGTATACCAACGTCACTGGTGTGAACATAAACCTTCTGTAACGATCTCCGTTAAAGATGATGAGTGGATGGAAGTAGGTACTTGGGTATGGAAATACTTTGATGAGATTAGTGGTATATCTTTCTTACCTCATAGTGATCATACTTATGTACAAGCACCTTATACCGATTGCAGCAAGGAAGAGTATGAAGCGTTGAAGAAGATTACTCCACAAGAAATTGATTGGACATCTTTCTTAGAAGAAGACGACTTTACTGAAGGCAGTCAAACATTAGCCTGTACAGGTGGGAGTTGTGAAATATGAGATTAACTATCTATCCAATACTAGGAGTACACCTCGGGTTTGAGTTTACCGATGGTATAGTTAATGATGAAGCTATTAGCTATATGTTAATAGATTTGTTTATAGTTCGTTTTCAATTTTCGTGGTATCCATAATGAGATTAGCTATTATAGGTAGTAGAAGTATTACAGACGATGCTTTAATACTGAGGTCAGTAGATAAAGTAGTTAAGGAATTAAATCCGAGTTGTGTATTGATTGGAGATGCTAAAGGTATTGATCCTACAGTAGCTCACTATGCACAGTCTCATGATATAGATATAATTAGGTTCCTTCCATATCATTTGTTAGATTCTACATCTAACTTTGATAGTAAGTATTTCTTTGTTCGCACGAAGCAACTTATAAACAATGCAGATGCTTTACTAGCAATATGGAATACACACAGTAAGGGTACGGAATATGCAATCAAGTATGCTCAGAAGCTAGAGATACCTGTGAAGGTAGTTAAAGTACCTCAAGTTGCGAATAAGTTTGCGTACTCTTAACTGTCCAAAGGTTGATAGGGGGGAACGTCAGTTCCTTCCATTCAATCATTTCCAAATAGTATCCATGTTCTTTTTAATAGCTGCTGCATTTTTACCACCTGTATCTGTATGATGTAACTTACTATATATTTCTCTTTTTACCTCTATTAATTCTTTTTTAGATTTAGCTGTAAAAAATCTTTTCCATAGTTTATCACCTAATCCTGGTACTTTTTTACCATTAACTACTGCAGTTTTTTCCATAAGATCACCTATAGCTAATAATTTTTGTTGTTCATAAGTTAAACTTAATACATCACCAGTTTTTGCAACCTCATCTAACCAATTTATTTTTCTATCCCCAAAATATTTCTTTGTTCTTTTTACTGCGGTTTGTAATGCAGACTGTCCTGCCTTAGTATCAGTTAAAAACTGAAAGTATCCTTTAGCTGAAGATTCACCAGTAGTATTAGCTACATTTTGATTTCTACTTTCTACTTCTGCAAGTTCTTGCATAAATCTATCTAAATGTCTTCTAGCATTTTCTTCATTAGGATTATCAGCTGATACTGTACTAGCTACATTAAGACGTTTTAAATGTTGAGTAACTAAATAGTTTTCATCTGGGTTATTATTTTGGCTACGTAATCTATCTTCTGCTACTTCAGAAAGTGATTCAGTATTCATTTTAGTTTCTGTTCTTTGCCAATCAGAGTTTAAAGAACCATCATCAATTACTATACCATTCTTAGTTTTTTCACGTCTTACAAAATAATTATCTTTTTCATCTTTAATAACCCTAGACTCATAATCTCGTTCATGTTGTATTTCATGTATAAGAACAGACCTTAAATCATCTTTATCCTTTATTTTATCTGCATGAATAATAAGTTTACCTTGTCTATTATTTGTAGGGTAATCAAAAGCAGCTACAGCATTAGTATAAGGTCCTTCTGGATCTGCTGTTCTTCGTAATTCTACCTCTAAATTTTCTAATTCAGGATTATTTTTAAAAAGTTTATCATGTTTTAATAACTTATTTAATGAAGTTTTTACTGAATCTTTTTTTAAATCGTTTCTATAATCTTTATCTAATAAATATTTACTATAATTACTATCTACAATAGATGATTCTCTATCATCTATTTCTGTTAAATACTTATCTTTACCCTGTGAATCTTGCCATACACCTAAACCAGCACTAGGTTGACCAGGCTTTGCTTCTACAAACAGAGCTACATCTGTTTTTTCACCAGTAAATACTGAGTAGTTGTCTTCCCAAGAATTTTCTACTGAAGAATATTTATCTTCCCAATCTTCCATTATCTTACCCTTTTAATACCTTTAGGTCCTATAAAGACTGTTCCTGGAGCTAATTTTAATACCTCTTCTTCTGTAGTAACTCTAATAGGTTCAACCTCTTGTGTTGTAACAGCTTGTTTAGGAGCTTGTCCTTTAATGTTAAACATAGGGAACTCATTATTAAGAATATCTTCTGATATTTGACTAGGTGTTTTATTCTCAGTCTTAGCTTTCATTAAGATATAGTTATTTAATCTAATAACATTCTTATTAATTCTAGTGTCATTAGGATAATAAAATAGTCCATTAGACATAGTAAGTTCTAATCCATCAGGAATAGTATTAATTATAGCCTCTTTATAAAACTCTAGGTTATTAAGTATACTAGCACTAAAGTCAGGATCTTGCATTAAAGTATTAAATACAGGATTACTTATCTTACTAGTAAGTAAAGGTAACAATTGATCTTGTTCTTTTAACTTGTTATTACCTGTTAAACTATCTACTTTTTGAAATATGTTATTAAACCAACCTTTAGTTTGTACTTGCATCTCCCCATCTTTTAGTTCTGCTTGTGCTAAACCATCAAAATTCTTTATAGCAGAGTAATGATTTAAATCTTTCCATCTATTAGCAAGAGTAGAAGGAGGTAGTTTACCACCATCATTTAGTACAATAGCTTTTAAACCATCTTTTATTTGAAGAATTTCAGTTGGAGTTACTTTAGATGTAACATCTATTCCTGCTTCTCTAAGTAATTTCCAAGCTTCTAACGTAGTTTTAATGTTAGATGCTTTAGCTTGATTCCAACCATTTTCTAATTCAACAAGCTCTTGATTAAGTCTTATAGTATCTGCTTTTTGTTGTAAAAAATCTTTCTCATTACCAGGAATAACAGATTTCATTTCTGTATTTAAGTCGTTAATCAATTCTTTTTGATTAGTATAAAATCTAGTATTAGCTGCTTTTTCTTCTTCTGTACGTGAAGGTAAGTTACCTACAAACCAATCAAGATAACTACGAGCACCTGCAACTAGTTGTTGACGTTGATCATTCTTTTCATCAGCACTTACGTTAGAGTCTTCTAATAATTCTAATTGATTAAACAAAGTGTTCCATTGAGTTTCTGCAGCACCATAGATACCTGTTCCAGGATGATCTTTTTTTATGTTATTTAAAAAATCTATTTTTTGATTTTCATCAAGTCTTATATTAGCATCTACTGCAGCTTTAATCTCTAAAGCATCTCTCTCTGATTTTTGTTCTTGTAAAAAAGCAATATCTATTTCATCTGCTTCCATAAACTGCCAAGGAATTTTACGAGTAGTTAAATAGTCTGTTTTAGATTTAAAAATAGCAGCTTGTTGAGCTTGAGCAGCTTCTATTGCAGCAACATCTGATTTAAGTAACGTAGCAAGATTACCACGTTGAAATACATTAGCCATTTTAGCTGTAATTTTATCAGCATAAGCAGGATTCTTTTCAATCATTTCTTCACCAATAATACTAGCTCTTGATTGAAATTCATATGGAGTCATAACACCTTGATTTTTAGCAAGGACTAACTTGTTTGTAACCTCATTTAGTTCCTCTTCAAAAGGTAATGGATCAACATTAGCTTCATCTGCAGATGCTAAACTTTGTTCTAAGAATATTTTCTTTTGTTCTAAAGTATTAATGTTAGAAGCACTTTGTAACTCATAGTCTTTACGTAAGTCTTCTGCTTGTTGTTCAGCATCACTCAGAGTAAGACTTTCATCTAAAGCAACAGCACCTTTAATTGCTGTATTAGCTACATCTAAAACTCCACCTAATTTACTAAACTTACCTGGCATAGCTTTTGGCGTAGCATAAGTAAGTCCTGGTGCATTTTGTTGTATTCTTGTAGTATCAAATGTTGCCATGCTATTTTTCCTCTGTTGATTGCGTATTTATTATAGTACGTAATAAGTTTCTAAGATTTTCTTTTTCATCTTCTGGTACAGGAGCAGTTTCTATAGCTGATCTAAATCTAGCAATTTCTTTACCTGAAAAATCCTTACCTGTCAATAGTCTATTCATATATTTCTTCATAAAGTTTTGTGTAATAGGAGTTTGTTGTCTACCTATTAATGACATAACCTCATTAACAAACTCATTATGCTCTGCTGAATTAGCTATAAATCCTTTGTTATCTAAGATTAGTTTATAAGAAATTAATGCCCTAGATACCTCAAAGTAATCAGGCATACCACCATCAGATCTTCTAGCAATAATCTTCATAAAGCGTTTAGCATGCTCTTTAAGTGATCTACTCCTGTCTGCTTCTGACTTTTGTAGTTCCCATAATAACTTAGTTTCTTTAGTTTGAACACCCCAAAGATTTTGAAAGACTAATTCAGACAAAGTAAAGTCTAAACCATAGTCATGTCCTGTAGCAGAAGCTCGTCTATACTTAGCATCTAACTCTTGTTTAAGATTAATTGCTCCTTTAACTGGAGGTAATAAATCAGATAAAGCTATTAACGAAGTAAGTAATCTCTCATCTTTATGTGATTCTGGATTACGTATCCACATCTCTGATATTTCTTCTGAGATACCCCATGCTTTTTTAGCCCATGAAATGGTAGCACCTACATTACGAGTATCTACATCATCATTCCATATACCTAACATGAAAGCAGAGATAATACTCCAAGGTCCAAATATTTGATCTTTACCACCAAACAATCCAAAACTACCTCCAAAGATAGATTCTGAACTACGTCCATCATTTCCTAAAATATAATCAGCTACCATATTACCTAATATAAAAGAAACATTTGTATATCTTATCATCTGAGCAATATTATAGAATGATTCATTACCAGATTCTTCCATGTTAGTAGCAATATAATCAACCGCACCATACATAGCTGTACCATACATAGCGTAATGATAAGCTATATTTTTAGCACGTTGTTTAGGATTAAATGGAGTAGCACTAGGATTAATTGCTGCTTCATTCATTCGCATTAAGAAAGCGACAAACTGTCCCACAAAACGTAATGAAAGACTATTTTGCCAGCCCATAGTAGTAACATTGGTCATACTGCCTGAGAGTCTATAAGCATCAAACATTATTTGATCTAAGTTTTGTTTAGTTCTCCAATTCTTTCCTGGATTTTGATCTAACCAGTTACGTAGTGCTACAATAGCATGTCCATCCCTACTAATTAATTCACCTAATTCAAAACCATACTCAGCTAATGTTTCAAGTAGGAAGTTAACAGGATTTGTACCTTCTCCTAATTTAGGTATAGATTGTAATCCTAAACCTTGAGTAAAGATATGATCAGATACATTACTAAACCCTGATTCTTTCATTGCATTAACTAGTAAATCATAATCTTTTCCTGTTAATTTAAGAGGTCCATCAACAACATTTAAGTTATCTTGTTCAAAGAAATAATCATGTGTAGCTTGTAAGTCTAACTCACCTTTTTTAAGTTGACGGCTATTAGAAAGTTGCCTTGACATTAACGCTATAGCATAGTATGAGTTTTGTATAAACTCTGCAGGATTTTTACTTACTGTTAATAACCCTGTTAAAGGAGCTAATCCTTGTAAGAATAATTGTTTAGGTAAGTTAACCATTAGTTGCATAGTAGTAACTGTCCTAAGTAATGAGCCTGATACTGCTTGAGGATTTCGTTGAGCTTCTCTAGCATACTTTGCCATCCAAGCAGTATACTTTTTATTTTCAGTTAAATTACCTACTTCATCAGCTAATTTACGTATACCTCTAACTGCTGCTTTAGTATCAATAGCTGTACTAGTCATCTCTTTATTATAGATTAACCACCAATCAGCTCTAGCCTGTCTACCAAACTTTTCATAACCTGCAACATCTTTAATCTGTGTAGCTTCTAAAGGAAACTCAGCCTTAGCCTGCATTTGAGATTCTATATCTAACTGAGAAAGAGGTTTAGTAGTTACTGGATTCTTAATTATTTGGATTCTAGGATCTGTATTATATGTATTATTCCATTCTTTCTTAAGTTGATTAAGTCCTATTTGACCATAAGCCATTTGACCTATACTTGTACCTGTTCTAATAGCAGTTTCATATGGATCAGAAGCTAATTCAAAGTCTAGCTTTTCATTTCTAAATCGTTGTCCTTGTACAGACTGTACTTCTCTAATACGATAGTCAGCTACCTCGTTTAAGGTTAGTTCTCTAGCCTTAACTAGGATGTATAAGTTATTAGGATTACCAAAGATATTTTCCCTAGACCATCTATAAGCTTTAGCTTTAGAGTTTCTCATAGCAACAGTAGAAGCAAAAGGCATTAACTTTTGCATTACCTCAGCTCTAGTTAAACTTTGTATGTCAGTAAGAAGTTTTCCTGTTGTATCAAGAATACGTTTATTGCCTACATCTGCATATTTACCTTGAGTAAAGTCTAGCTCTCTACCATTAATTTTAAATCGTAAAGGTAATGACATTATAGCATAGGTTTCTTCGTGCATTTTAGGCACGTGTCCTGGTCGTCTAGGTAATACATCATTAGGTAATGGCTGTGGTTTTAGTGTACTAAATGTACCATATTGATAAATATCACCAGTAATAGGATCATTAAAGTTACGTGCTAATCTATATACTTGTTGATTAGGCATTTTATCTTTGCCTATAACATAATGAGTCTTATTAAAACCTACCTCTGGTTCCCACAGAATCGCTTTCTGAGCTGTGAAATCCCATATTTGATAAGATAGTACCTCACCTGCTTCTGTAAACACTAAAGGATCTTGAGCTTCTACAACAAACTCTGCTTTAACAGGCATAACTTCTGTATTTTTAATACCTTCAGGAGATCGCTGTGGTTCAATATAGAATGACTTATCATATCCTGCTTCTACTAACATATTACTATAGGTAACATTGTCTGCTTGATACTTAGAGTTATCAAAGATTCGGTAAACTGTTAGTGCTTCTTGTAGTTTATTTACTTCAGTTAGTTCTGGAACATATCCTAAAGCATTACTAATCTGCTTTGGAGATAATTGATTTAATCCATTGTTATCTTGATAAGCTAGAAGTTTAGCTAATTCATTTTGTTGTTTTTTATTTAAACTTTTCTTAATAGATAGTTGTAATTGTCTTTCTTGTTGTTTAAAGTAAGCATTTTTATTTAATTGATCTTGATATACACGTTTTTCTAGTGCTTTATCATACCTACCATAGGTAAACAATTGATTAATTAATCCTGTACTAGATGCAGAAACTTCTGAATCATACAAGAATCGTTGTGTTTTGTCTGTTATGTTATTTGTAGGAAAACGATCAGAAGGTTTATTACCAAAAGAATCTGAGACAGCATCATATAGATCACCATCAGGTCTCCAAACAACTACATAATCACCTGCAGGGTTTAGATTAAAAGTAAGAGTATCTGGAGTAAACTCATTAACTACATTATTAATACTATCTAACTCTTGTATAACTAATTCGCCAGGTCTAACAGCACCTTCAGCATCTAGGAAGTTGTCTTTAATACTTGTTAATGCCTGATCAAATGCAGGTACTATTTCGTTTGCTCTATAAAACTCACCAGGATTCTTTATAAAAGGAATACTAAGTCTTACTCCAGTAGGAGTACGTACAAAAGTAGAGAAAGTATTTGATACAATCATAGGTACTGTAGGAATAATACCATTGAGTGTTATTACTACCTCATCTAAAAGTTCTTTAAGTGCAGGAGTATCTGCTAAGTTAGGGTTCTCTATAAGTGATTGCCTATCTCTAGCAGCTTGCAACTCCATTTGAGTTACCCTAGAAATATCTGTACTAAAACCAAACTGTGTAGATTTAATAATATTACTGTTAGGATCTGTTAAATAATGTATAAGTTGAGGTCTAGTTAATCCAGATACCTCACCTAGTCGTCCTGTTTTATCTTGAATAATACCTTCAACTAAATCACTACCTGCTTTTCTATTAGCTTGATGTAATGTAGATACAGGAGAATTTTCTTTAGCACTAACAGTAGCACTTGCCTTTACTTTAGATCGCTGGGCTTGTCGTTGATTTTCTGCTCTAACTGCAGCTTTTTGAGACTCAGTAGCTTTTCTTTTTGGTTGAGGACCTGTAGTTGTTTCCGTTACTATCTCGGTACCTTTACCCTTAGACTTACCAAACAAAGGTAATCCAAATAGGATTGCTTCTAACGGCATAATAATAGCTTGAGGATCATTAGGACTTAAAGTATTTCCTAGGTATTCAAAAGCTTCTCCAAGTTTAGCAAAAACTGTACCAGCTATAGTATTATGAATTAATTCTTGAGAGTACCCCATTTCTTCTAATGCATCAGCTACAGAATCTCTCCATGTTGCTGTCCAACTTTGTTCATTACGTGCAGTTATTTCAGTACGTAGTTCTGTTAATGACTTAGTATTATAACCTACATCTATGCCTGCTTGTACTAATTGTTCTGAAGGAAAAAGTTTACGTAATGTTTCTTTACCTATGATTTCTTGAGGTGTTATTGTAGCTTGAGATAATGTTTGAAAAAATGTCTGTAAATAATTAGCCGTTTTTCCTATAAGCATATCATAGAACCATACTAACTCTGCTTCTGTACTATAACCAGCAGAAGAGTCTAACTCAAGACCACGTTCTAATTTCTGAGCTACAGTCAATGCTTTATTAGCTGCTTCTTGTTCTGTTACAGTAGCTGTATTTTCTCCAGATACTTTAACATTTTCTAGCATTCTTTCTTTGTATTGATTATACTTAAGTTTGCTAACAATTAAATCTACTTGTTCAATAGCTTGATCATCATTCTCTAATCCATTTTCTAAGATATAATTATTCGTCATATTAAAAATAACTTTATCTTTTATATCATCAGAAATAGTAGATGTTTTTAAATAATCATCAAGAATAGTTTTTTTACTTTGCTTATCTAAAGTAGGATCATCAATAATAGAAACAATAGTTTCTCTATTAGTAAAGTCTTGTTCTTGTTTCCAAGCTTCTCTAGCTTTTTCTATAGTAATAGAATAACCTAACTCTTCTTGTTCTTGTTTAATTCTTTTATAGTTTTCTACAGGATCTTGAGAATCTGAGTCATCTAAAAGAGTTGCATAAAAAACATCATCTTGTGTAGATGTAGGAATAGTAATTGGATCCTGATAATCAGAAAAAGGAGCACCATTATTTAACATTGTTTCAGACATTTATATCCTTAGCTTGTAAAAATATTGGCAATTTTAGGACCTTCTGATAATAAAGTACCACCTAGAGTACTAACACTAGACCACATGTTACTCTTACTTGCTGCAGTATTAGCTTGTGATCCTGCATTAGCAGCAGCTACATTAAATCCAGTAATTTGATTACCTACATCTTGAGCTACATTAATATTACCTAAGTTAGCAGAGGTTTGTGAACCAATAGCACCAACAGCACCAGTGTAAGAAGATGTACCACCAGCACCTAATGCACCCATACTACCTCCAATTTGCCCTTGTTGAATACGTCCTTGTCTAATGGTAGCTAATCTACTTCTTTTTTGTAGTAATTGATTGTACCTATTTCTAGCTTCTTCTGCTTTATTTTGTTGTTCTACTTGTTCTCTTTGAAAACCTGATTGTTTTTTTGCATACTTTTGAGATTGAATCTGACTTGCTACAGAAGTAAGTAAACCAGCCCCTTGCAATGCAGTAGGTAAAGATATACCACTAAATAGTCCACCACTTGCTGCTGTACCAAATCCACCTGTTGCCATACCTAATCCTATTCCAATTGCAATTGGTGCTACTTTTTTTACTACTTTACCCATGTTATATCTCCAGTACTGTTAAATAATTTAATAATCCATCTTCTGTAAGTATTATACCATTTGGCACGGCTTTTGCTCCAAAGACTATGTTAAACTTTCTCTCTTTCTTTGAAGCACAGATACCTATTACTTGTTCTATTCCTCGTTCCCTAAGAATAGTCTTAACTTTTTCTAATCCTTTTAGGTATCTTTTAAACTTAGTATGACTCCAAGAAAGACACTCTATGTGCATTTCCCAGTTATTTAATGCTTCATTCCAGGATATTCCAATAAATCCATTATCTGTTTCTTCGTACAGTATTTCCATATTATTGTGTTGTTAACATAGTTACTGGATGACCCCATCCTAGTAATCTCATATCCTTACCAAATTCAGAATAGATATAAAGGCTTAAACATTTACCTGATCCTCGTAGTTTATTCTTAGTAACTACCATAGAGTCTCCACTAGCAAAGCTACCTGCTCCTGAAGGAGTATAGTTTCTTAGTATCTTATAGGCTTGGAAAGGATTACCCCATTTACCATTAGCACCAGAGTTTGCCCAACCCCATTGAGCTTGTACTTGAGCACCAGATTGATTAGTAAATACTAAATCATCTCCTGATAATACAAATCCATCTTCAGTTCTTTGGAAGTAAAAGAAAACATAAGGTATTTGTTTTTCTCTCATGATGTCACCAAACAATTCATAACCTGTAATTAAGTAACTACTAAAGTTAGCACCAACACTATCTTTAGTTTTCCAATCTACAAAGGTATTATCATTGTATTCAGACAAGGTAAAAGATGTATCATCTATAGTTAAGAAACTAAATTGGGAAGATCTACTAATAGCTACATCATCATCTACAACTACAGTATCCCCAGATGTTACTAATACAGTATCTGTTCCTGCAACCACAGTCTCCTCTTGTTCATTTACAGAGTATCCTGGAATATCTACATAGGCTGCTACATAAGGAGAACTTCCTATTACATCAGATATTTCATTTTTATACCAAGCAGTTAAAGTTAAATCATATATTAATTCTTTGTTATATTTATTAACATAGTTTAGAGTATCATAGCCTATACTATCATTGTAAAGAAATCTAACTCTGTTTTCTTTCTCATCATAGAAACCTCTAGCATTATTCTTACCTGCTTCTGGTATCTCTAAGTAAAGCTTTTGTATAGAGGTCAATGATATAGACTCTGCTGCAAATCGTCCTGAAGCTGTATCAGGTTTAAGTAAGTATATACCAGCTCTTGACCAGTAAATAAAGTTACCATTAACATTAACAATTGCTTTAGAATTAAATACACCATTAGTAGAAATCTTAGAAGCTTGGAAAGAGGTAGCAATAAACCCTCCAGTATCTCCATAGATCTCCCATATGCCATTTTCTGCAAAGACTAGTATAGATGCTTGTGAAGCTACAATTTTAACAATACGAGTGATCTCAGGTATCTGTATGGAGCCACCATCAGTATCTATTAGATCATTAATACCTGGATCAGTAGGATCAGCTTCTTGGTAACAAGTTCCTAAGTCATTATCATTTCTAATAACTTTTGAAAAGAAAATATAACCAGAGTAGTTAGGTGATCTTGCATCTCCATTAGAAATAGTAGAATCTATACCTGCATAAAATAATCGTTGTGCATAAGAAGTAACACTAGTAATTGTACCTTGTTCTTGATCTAAAGGTAAACCAGTAGTAACATCTGACTTAGCCATCCTAGATGTACCTCTGTTAAAAGCATCAATAATAAATGAGCCTTTAGCAATCTGATAGTTAGACTGGGAGTTCTTAACTAGAGTATCTGGATCATACTTCTCATAATCAGCAGAAGCAGTATTAGATATTTTACCTAATGTCCAGTTATCTGCATTACTAGGATATTGTGCAATTTTTGTAAACGTATAAGTTATCGCATCAGCACCAGTACTAGTAACAATGTTCTTGTTCCAACCTTGGTTACGCAAGTTATATTTGTGTTCAGGGCTTAATGTTGTAGGTCTAGTATCTAAGAATAAGTTATCTTCTACACCATAGATATCTCTAATTTCAAGAGTAATCTCTGATTGAGTTACAGCACCTGTAGTAGGTTCATACTTAAGTAAAACAGGTTTAGCTAAATCTTTAGAAACAATAATACAGTTGTTATTAATAACTGATGTTTCAATGTTACTATTAGCTAATCCTGCAATAGTAATAGGAGCACCACTATTCTTAAGATTAGAAGATGGAGAAGGTGTTAACAAATCCATAAACCAAAGTTTATTATTAACTCGTACAATACCTAATGATACTGTCGTATCTCCACCAGGACTTTCCCATTGATGAAATGATTGTTTACCTTCTTTTATATCAGTAGCAGTAAAGCCAGTAGATGTCAAGGTATAGTCTGATTCATAATCAACACCCAAACGTCTATATCGTGAACCATCACGATTAAGTACAAAGTTAGCTTCATCTATAGAAGCATTCTCTGGAAATGTTAATTGATTTGCTTCAGTAATTAGACCTTTAACAAAGGATCTAAAAGCCTTTTCACCCTTCTGAGCCATTCTATTCCTCTATTGTAATAGCTTCTTTCTTAGCCTGTTTTTTCTCGTAACTTACCCTAGCTTTCTCTGCTTCATCTAACTTAGGTTCTTGTTTATTTGAATTAACATAAGTAGCTACTTGTGTATCTACAAATGAAAGTGATGTAAACTTTCCTTCTAGTGACTTAGGAATCTCTCCACCTCCACTCCATTGTAATACGTAATGTGATGTACCTGGTTGAATTACTGCTTGTAAATCCATGGTACCATTTGTTTTATAACTCTTTGCAACATTGGTCATGTTTATCCTTATTTTTATAAATATTTATTTTGCATAGAAGTCATTGTTACTAAACCTCTACTTTTCTTTTTAGTACTTGGTTTCTTTTTATCCATTCTATTTACACTTGAAGGTGTATTCTTACTTACTAATGCTGGATTAACAGGAGCTTTCTTTTTAACTGCTGCACTACCAGGAACAGAATTACCTTTAGTTTTACGATTAACCTTACCCATATCAGGACCTACAGGTTTAAGTTGTGTAGGAGTATAAGCATTACCATCCATTGTACTGGCAGAAGGTTTAGTTGTTTTTTTCATATAAGAGGGAGCATTCTTTTTATCTACAGTATTAGGAATATCTTTAGCAGAGCCTTCTCCTCGTTGAGGACCAGCAACAACTTTTACTGTGTCTGTTTTAAAAGAAGTAGTTTTTCTTCTACGTTGTTGCATTTTTTTTACTGCTTCTCTAATAGCCATTACTTCTTTCTCCCTGTTTTTGTTCTAAGTTGTTTACTAAAACTACCTGGTATATTCTTAAACTTTGTACCATCCATTGTTGTAGATATACCTCTTTTTAATTTCTTCTTCTTTTTTGCACCATAGACATCCCCTTTAATAAAGGGAGCTGTATTACTTGTTAATGAACTCAATAGTTAGGTGTCCTTTTAGTTGCTCTGTTTCTACCATAGTTTGGATACTTAATACCTTTCTCAATCTTAAAGGCATCTTGACTCATTCGTCTTCTTTGACTAACAGAGATCTGCTCTGCTTTTTGATTAGCCATTTGTTTAAGAGTTAAGAATGCTGCAGACTTTGCTTCATTCAGTAAGTAAGTAAACATCTGTACTGGTAAGTCAGGAGTAAAAGTATCTGATAAAGTAAATGCTATAGAACGCTTACCCCAGCATTGTGTTTGACTGTTTTGTAATGTAGTATCTACAGTATTAATTAGTGAATCAAATACTAGAGTTACATCATCAAAAGACGTAAAGTATTGTGGTGCTTTATCAGTAAGTATGTTAAGATTAATTCCTGTACTATCAACTACTACTTGAACATTAGTTGCTTTACTATCTCTACCATCTAAAATATACATAAAGTCTTCAGGACTCTTGTATTCAACTAATTGATATAAGTTTTTATCTGAAACACTTGTTCTACAATTATACTTAATCCATTTTAAGTCTATAACATCTTCTGGTAATGACATATGAGTAGGGCGTGTAGCAGTACCACTAGCATCCATCTGGAACAATTCATATAAAAAAGCATAGTCCTTACCATCAATAATATTGTAGTAAGTTGTCTTAATTATCTGAGCTACTTGTAATGCTTCAACACTATCATTAATACTATTAATTTCATCTGAATCCATATCAGACATGATGTCTTGTGTCATTTCAAGTAAAGTTAACTTAGCCATTATTTTTTAGTTCCCACAATTGAAAGTTGTATAGAAGCATATAATATTGAGCTTGCTCCATCTGCTTTAGTAAAGATTTCTAAGTAATCATTTGTTGATAATTCAGTAAAGCCACTTAAAGTAATAGATCCCCAGCTAGAAGAGCTGAGTGTTCTAAGAGATCTTGCTCCAGTAATAGCACTTCCATTTTTATATAATGCCCATTCTACCTCTTTATTAGATCCTGAAGCTTGCTCAGTAGATAAAGATATTAAAACATTAACAGATATAGTTTCAGTGCCATCATAACGTATTCTTGTATTAGGAGAGGTTAGTACAGTAAAGCCATTATTTTCAGTAGCAGTAAATGTATTATTTAAGACTGTATCAGATGTTGTAGTACTATGAGTGTAAGCAGGAGTAGTAGAATCAAAACCTGTATAAGCTCCTAAGTATCTACTTAAAGGTGTCCAAGCACCTGAAGCTGAACCATTAGCAACATACACAGTATTATTTGCAGCTGTGGCTACTCCCTTAGGCTCATGCAGATCTGCACCTGTAATTGTTGAATGTTGTATGGTCATGTTATTTCCTGTATTAAATTAGGGAGATATACTCCCCCGAAGGGGAGCTATCTCGTTGTATTACACGTCGTATTTAAATTTAACTACGACTCTAGCAGAACCTGCAGTATAAGTACCTGTAGTTGCTGCTACTAACTGTCCAGCATTAGCACCAACAGTAGTGCCTATTAAAGCACCATCGCCAGCAATAACTTTATTAGCAGTTAAAGCTGCTGTTAGTTTAGCTTCTACTAAACCATCTGCATCAATTGCAACACCTGCTGGTGTATATAAACCAATAGTTAGGTTAGTACCACCAATCCAAGCATCGTCTACATACAAAGTAGCTTCAACAACAGAAGCATTTGCAGGTATAGTTTGTGCAAGGTTACTATTTAGTGTTGCTGAAAGATTGTCGTAGCTAAATGACCACTCCGCACTTTTAACAATACCCTCTTTTGTAGATTCTTGACCACCTAATGAGTTATTAGATGTACGAACCCCGTAGTGACTTGCTACGCCCCTGATAGGAGCTAATTCAATAGTCATATTATATCTCCTAGTAAGTTGAGTCGTCAGTTAAAATCACACCCAGTGTATCAGCACGCTGAACACCGAAACCAAAACGAGAAGTAACTTGATATTTATCAGCTCTTTCTTCGTTGTCTCTCCAACCTTCTGTTTGCGGAGCTCGTCTCCAAGCGTGCATAACAGGTTTGCAAGAGTCATCAGCTACGCACATAAATACGTTAGCTTTATCACCAATTTCAGCTGTATCATTAGCTAGGTCATATGCTGCACCGTTAATAGCTTCTGTTGCTGTAAGTGATGGTAAGAAGTTAGAAGTGTAAATATCCCAACCCATAATGTTTCTTACGAAACGATGATCTCTAGCAAAACCTTCGTTAAGAACACCTTGGAATTGCGGAGTGTTATTAACTACTGATGTTTGAGAAATCAATGAGTTTAGTGTAGCTTCTACAATAGGATCAACAATAGCTATACGACCTGAAGCAGGTGCATTAGCTTTGTCAAATGCTAATTTCATAGATACAAAGTCAGCTAGAACGATGTTACGTGATGTTCCACCAGAACCACCAGCTACCCATCTATGTGGACGACCATTGACTAAGTTAAGATTAGCTACTGTTTGACCATTGTTAGCTGTGCCTAAGAATCGTCCTTCATGGTTTTCACCAAGAGCACGTGTTGATTCCATTGCACGCATAGCCATCAATGTGTCTACTTGTGAACCATCTTCACGAAGATCATCAGATACTTTCCAAGCATCACCAATGTAGTCAGTGATAGTTAGGTTAATAGTACCTGTGTCAATGTTTGTAAAGTTTAAAGGTGTATCCTCTGCTGCATCTTGAAGTGTTACAGTACCAACTGTTTTAATGTTGAGTGTTGTACCTGAACCGAAGTCTGTTACATCACGCCACATACCTTCTGGTAATAAGTAGTCATGTAAGTTATCAAGAATAAACTGAGAATACTGCTGAGCCTCAATAAAGGCAGAAGTATTACTTGTCAGTTGTGACATTTAAAAGTCTCCTAAGACTGTTGTTTAATTTTAGCTCCAGCATTACCCCAAGCAGCTAATAAGTCTTTCGTAGAACCCCCTGCTACCTTTGCAGATAGTATTGCAGGAGTTGTTTGATTACTTAAAGCTTGAGTATTAACATCACTTTCAATAGAACCTGAAGGTGCTTTAGCAAGACTTAATCCTGCTGCTTTTAATACTACTTTAGGGCTTGCTGCTGCAAGCTCATTTAGTTGTGTAACGGATAGTCCCAAGTCATTAGCAATAGAATTGTAAGTCTTTTCAGCTTCTTGACCATACTGACTAGTAAAAGCTTTCGCTACCTGATCAGCATTAGTTTTAGCCTTAGCTTGTTTCTCTCTAATACTTAATGTTTGATTAACTAAATCCATTATGTTATCTTGATTAAGTTCCCCTACTGGTGCGGTCGTGACTGTCGGTTGAACTCCAGACTTGATTTCATCTATAAGTTCCTGAGTAGTTCTTCTCTTAGTTAATTCTTCACGTGCTTCAGCTAACTCAGACTCTAAGGTCTCAATATGCTTTTGAGCATGAGGAACAGATTTAAGAGCATCTTCTGGACTCTGGTACTTTTTACCTTCACCAACTAACGATTGAACTTCGGTCGGAATTTCAAATGTCTCTGGTGCAGTATCTGTTTGTACAGCTTCGTTGGTACTCTGCTCTACAGGTGTTTTAGTTGCTTGTTGTACTTCATCATTCATGTTACTATCTCCTTTGGTCAAGGTAATAAGTTGTATAGTTTTGTTAAAGCTTTTTGGACACCTCTTTGATAAGCTTGATACTCATTGTAAGCAGGTAGTTTGAATGTTTCTTCATCTATACACTTTCTTTGAGATATTGCTACTTGATCATCAAGATAACCTTTTAACTCTTCAATAACTTGTTTCTTTGTTAAAGACTGTGCTTTATCACTTTTTAAATCCATACTATAATTATACCATATTTTTAAGTAAAAGTCAAGTAATACTTGATCTATGTATTACATCTCAGGAGGTAGTTGTCCTTCTACTTGATTGATTTGTTGGTCAACCATTTGTTCTTCCATAGAAGGAGCTGCTTGCTGAGATTGTAAATCTTGTTGTATCTGCATTTTAATCTTTTCTTGCTCTCCTGCTTCAAATAATGCAGCATTATCTTTAATAAATCCATATTTATCAAAACCCATATACTCCTCTACCATTTCGGCTAAATGTTTAGGTGATACATGTGGAGCAATCATTTGACCAATTGGGCTATTAAATACACCTAGAATGTTCTGTAGTAGCTGTGCTCTAGCTGCATAGTGTCTAGCACCTATAGGTCTAATCTTACCACGTGCGGTTAAATCTTCTTTAGTAATAGATAAGAAGTCTTGTACACCAAAGTCATCATCATAGACTTTAGCTAACTCTGGTAAGTTAAGATTCCGTTTAGCAGTTTCTAACATCATGTTAAGAACAGGTTCTAGGAACTCAATCTCAAACTGATTAACTTTATTTTGGAATATTCTACCAGCAGCATTCTGTAATGATTGTACTTCAAAGGCTGTCTTCTCTCCTGGAGTTCTGATACCCATTGCTTCTTTAGGAGCACCCGCCATCTCTTCCATTGTATTCATTAATGCTGCTAGCTCGTTGTTAACTTGAAAAGCTGCAGGGTTAGGTGGTAACATTTGTATATCACCATCTTCTTGTAAATGAATAGTTACCTCAGGACCCCAAGTAAATGGATCTACTTCCCCTCTAACTACCATAGGGGGATGGATAGTTAAGTCTAGTGCATCTGCTTTAGCATTCTCTAGGTGGTCAATACGATACTGTAAACCTACTAGGTTATCTAGTGGTCCCATACCATATAAGTTATCAGGACGTTTTCTCCATGCTACATGAGCTTTGCTGTCATGACCAATGTAACTAGGATTCTTTATGTTTCTTAGAATATAAGATCTGTCAATGATTGTTATAAGTCTATTCTCATAAAGTTTATCTTCATCTTTATCATACCAATCACCTTCAAATTCTAGTATCTCTACCATACCTGATTGATAGTATTCTTGTAGTGTACCAAAGCCATCAGCTATAAATGCTTCTGCTTTGTTTACATCCTCAACTCTAAACATAGAAATAGTTTTTCTAATGTCTACAGCTTTATTAAATGCTGCTTTATTATAGTTTAAGTCAGGACGGGTAGTTAGTTGTTTTTTAAGTTCACCAATAGAGGTTACTTTTCTAGTAAACTTAGGTGACTTAGCAAAGGAAGATGCTACAGGATTAAAGACAAGATCAAATGGAGATATTCTTTTTAGTTTAGGACCATTATAAGTTGTAATAGTTTCTTCAGTAATAGGATCTACATGAGAATCATTAACATACATAACCTCACCAAACGCATTACCATAGTCTATATAGTCATAAACAAGTAAACTAATCTCTTCTCTAAACTTAGACTCTTTGAGTTTAGTTTTCATGTAAGCTTCAATAGCTTTACGTTTCTTCATGGTAGTAGCTTCTTGCGTAGCTCCTTCCCACTTCATCCAGTTGTCATTAGGGAACAAAGCATCCATGTAGTTAGCATGTAAATTATCTCTAATCTGTGTTAACTTAGGAAGAGTAGTTTTGTTTTTCCAAGGAAGAGAACTATTAGAAGTAGTTGTAGTATCAGTAGCAAAGAGATAATTTCTTAACTCTCTCCATTCTGATTCTTTATTATTTCTTTGAATCCACCATTGGTTATATAATCCAGCTAGTGTCTTAGCTAAGTTCTCTGTACCAATTGCTTGTTCTATTTGTGCTACTTCACCTGCCATATTATTTCCTTAATGTGTTATGCCGCCAAATCTGCTATGGGTTGGTAATGGTTTACTAAAACTTAAACCCTGATTTGCTCTTACTTTTGGGACTAAAGATATAGCTATTGCATTAGATAAAGCATCTTTAATATCATCATGAGGTGGGTGTACCATTACTAATTCTTCTTCTAATGTCTGACAGTTACCACCCTTGTAGTGCCATATTTGTAAATTATCATACTTAGGTTCTAATACAGAACCCACTCGTTGTGCTTTATCTCCTAGATGTCTTGTAGGTCTAAACTCATCTATTGACAAAGGTATTCCATTAGGTTTAAGGTAACTATCTTTTAGTTCTTTTACAATCGTTTGTTGTGCTACAGTAATCTCAGCACGTATCTTTCTGAATCCCCATTTTTCCCAAGACTGTAATATGTGTTTATAGTAATCTACAATCTTTTCTGTTTTAAATCTATCTATGTCTAAAATATAATAGTTTGCTTGGTGATCAACACCTACTATTACAAGAGCAGTGTAATCTGCTTGCTTTCTTAAACTAAACGCAAAGTCAATTGCTGCATAGATGTTTAGTTTTCTATCTCTAATATACCAGTCACCTTCTCTATTGTTAAGCACTGACTTATCAAAGTACTGAAAGTTATCTTTATTAATTCTAGCACTTTCTGTTGTATTAGGATCATTGTAATACTGTGCAAAGAATTGAGTCTGATCTATATACTTAGCTTTAATTCTTGCTAGTTCTTTAGAATCAAAACCAAAAGTTTTCCCATCAGCTCTTGTTCGTTTTGCCCAGAGAAACTCTCCGTCTATCTCTACTACTTTTTGAAAGAGTTCATATACCTCATGTTCAGTTTCTTCTTCTTCATCTGTAGCATAATAAACCTCTTTCATGTTTATCATAGTATCATAAATGTCCCTAGGGTGATAACGAGTACCAACAACCCACTCAACTGCACCTGGATTTTCAATAGAAGCAAGTTGTGAATAAGCATTTGATACTTTTTCTCTTCCTTCTTCTGTATACGCATTTCCAGGTACAACAATATCATCAAGAACAACAACGTCAGCATGGAACCCAGTAGTATTTGAGGTAAGTCCAACAGCTTTAACAGTGGCATCGCGTATTCCTTCTAGTTTACGTTGTGGATGATCTACTGCTATCTCTGCTACTGCCCATTTTTCCCGTTTACCTTCTTCAGGATGAATCATATTAGCCCAGTATCTACGATATATCGGTGAATCTATTATCTGTTTTATTGCATAGAGTTGTTTCTCTGCTAAATCTGCTGTTGCTGATACATAGAGTACTGTTGTTTCAGGATGTTTAGTAATATGCCAAGCTGTCCTATAAGCAATGAGCTTACTCTTCATATGTCCACGAGGAAGTAAAACTAATTGGTTATCTTTAGCTTCTGATCTAGCCCACCAAGTAATTAACTCTTCATGTATTGCTCCAAATAATATATGAGGAGCTACTAATTTAATAAACGTGAGTAAGTCTGCTTCAGCAGCTTCCCTGATTTGGTCAATCTGAGACATTATTTTTTCTTTTTAGATTTAGGAAAGCCTGCTTTCATATTAGCATAAGCTTTCTTTGTAATGGTACTCTTCTTCTTACTACGAGAAGTACCTGCTTTTTTTCTTTTATTTATATTTTCGTATAGACTCATGACTTTTTATTGTTTTGTGCAAACTTTCTAGCTGCCTCAACAGAACCAAATCCCCATGCTTTTAATGCTAGTGCTTTACGAGTAGGTCTACCTTTCTCGTCTTTCATAGGTCCTTTCATTCCTGCAAACCTTGCTGCAAAAGATACACGTCTAGGATTAGTTCCTGACTTAACAGGTGCTTTAAGATTAGATCCTTGTGCTTTTGCACTAGCTCTACCTTTAGCATTCAATCCACCTTTAGGATTTTGTCCCTCTTTTCTAGTCCATGCAGGTGATTTAGCCATTACTTCATTTTCTTTTTAGTTGTTTTCTTTTTAGCCATCATCTTTTTTTTGGCTTCTGCAGCTTTTTTCATACCTTCTTTTGTGTACGCATACTTCTTTCCATTTACCATTGGCATAATTAGTTTCCTTTTGCTAGTTGACCTCCAAAGTAAAACTCTATAATTAGAGTTGCCCATTGGAAGATTTCATCAAATTTATACAATCCTTTTACTGTCTCAAAAGTTGTACTCCCACCTATTTCAAATAGTCCTAAAAAACTCCATCCTTCTGTTACTACAGGTATGACTGTTTCTATATTAAATACACCAGCTATCGGATAAATTGCAACCAATGCTAGTATAACAATAATAAGAAATCGTCTATTCCATGCTGCCATTCCTGATTCTTTACTAGCTGCTTCTCTTGCTGAGTCTATCTGTATCTTTTTAGCAGACATTGCTTGTAACATAAGACTCTGTTGTTCATGAGCTTGCTTAGATTTAATTGCTAAGAGTTTAGCAAAAAAACCTAACGCTATTGGAATTATATGTTGTAATATAGTTAGCATTATAAATGTAATGTACTCATAACTACAGCTACTACAATAGCTCCGAAGCCAGCCATAATACCCCAGATTAATTTGTTAAGCATTGCTTCAATGCGATCTAATCTATGATGTATTGTGTCATATCTTTCTGCACAAAGTTTTTCGTGTGCTAATAATTCTTCATGCGGTGTCATTA